TGCTAACCGTTCTTTTTCATCCGCCAGATCTTCGGTCGCTTCCTTTTGTTTCTTGATCGCGTCAGTGATATCGTCTAAGAGATCAACCTGTGTTTTCTGTTTACCTTCAGAAGCACCACCGAAAATATCAAGAGCCCATTGATTACTTGCTGCACCTGATAAGGGAGTTGATGCTGCAGTTGTAATTGCTCCCCCGCGACCACCGGCACCGGTATTACCCCCGGATTTTGATCCGAACATACTTTCGAGAAACGAGTTAATAGGGCCGGGATTCTTAGCGTTATTTGCTTGGATCTCGTTATATTTATTGTTGATATCGTCTAAATATGCCAACGCTTTCCCGGAATATATCGTGATGTTGTTAGACAGTTTCTGCCATTCAATATTGGCCTCTTTAAGGTTTTGGAGTTCCTTATCAGAGAATACCGGGGCTTCTTTAATCTCATCGGCTTTTTCGATATAAGCATCAATGAACGGGATCATATCTTTCCATGATTTCCCATACAGTTCTGATGCTACTGATGCCCGTTCGGTCTCGTCTTTGATACTATAGATAGACCGGGCAACCTCATCGAATACCTGTTCACGGGATTTTCCTGTTGGATCTACCCCTAACCGATCAAACGCTTTATGGGCGGCTGATGAACTATCAGCAAATCCGCTTATACTTAACGTAAGTTTGGTTGCTGCTATTGACGCGGTACTGAAATCCTGACCTGCTAAAACGGACGTGTATTGCAGTCTCTGGATTTTATCGGTACTGAGTCCAGTTACAAGTGCCAGATCTGTTATCTGATCGGCCATGGCTCCATACTTCTCAGTGGCATCGATCGCTGCTTTTGTGATAAGTAAAAGCGGGGCGACAGTTGCGGTAATTGCAGCGCCCCATTTTGCTATATCCATAGTGTTGCGGTTGGTCTCATCTCTCCAACCAGTTAATCCGATCTTAGCCTTATCAAGTCCGGATACGAACCCGTCAGCGTTAAGTTTCAACCATACTTCAATACTGCCCGCGTCAGCCATGTTTTCTATTCTCCCGTTCCTGCACAGCCGCAAACAGTTTGATCAGGAAGTCCCGTTGTTTCGGATCCTGCGCAACAACTTCTCTTCTCTTTTCAGGTTCCGGCGGGAGTGTCAGATAATCCGCCGGTGTGACATCTTCAACACCATGAACAGCCAGGTTATTAGCGATCGCCCGGGCGTTCAGATGATCCATGAATCTAAGCTGGTGCATCGTCTCTTTGCTCCGTGCCGTTATCGCTTCAATGATTTCCGCAGGCGTCATAGTCCATGTATCCCGATCCGGGATCCCTAACCCGATAGCACGAGAGATGATCCCGGCTATCAGGTCAGTTAGTTTTTTGGTGCGTCCTCTTTGCTATCTTCGTTATCTTTGACAGCATCCGGTGTTTTCCGTTTGAACAGGCCTGACTCAATGAACGCGTCAAGGATGGCGTCGTTCATATCACCAGGACGATTCTCTTTCAGGTATTCCATGATGAAATTCCCTGCAGCATCTTTCCCGGGATCCGTGAGCGGGAAGATATGGACTAAATCGCCTTTCTCGTCTTCCATCCGCATCCCGCGCCAGATAAAGACCTCTGTTGACGTGAGACTTCCCCAGATACCTTCGCGGGTAAAATAGGGGTAACCTATCCCTAACGCGCTTTCCATAGCTTTGATATCAGCCCGGTCGTACCGGATACAGGTACCCTTTCCCAGTTTGAACGGAACAGATCGGTCAGTCATTCAGAGAGACCTCACGTAGTCCAATACGGGCCCGGGTATGCCGTCGATCCGGTTGGCTGGAATGTCAGGGCAAGTGTGATCTGGCTTTTAAGGTTCGGGACTACATCCCATGAACTCACAAAACCCCGGAAGATATACGTCGATGCATCGCTGTTCGGCAGAGTGATCGTATAAGTATCCTCTGTTCCTGACAGGCAATCGGCAATACACGCGATCTGGCCGCTGGTATCGTTCCCCGACAGGTCACACGTGAGCGTTACCGGTTTACCTTTCCGGAGTCCCGCCATATACGCATAGAAGTTCCCGCTGATATCGTGGGTGGTCTTATCCAATACATCACTAGCGTTCCCGAAACCCCCGAAGGTGGTTATCAGGCCGATAACGTTGTTCGCGCTGTCTTTCAGCGTCGTTCCTTTTCCAAGTTCTCCCATTTTCTTTACCTCTTCCGTTTAACTGAGAAATTCCAGGAATATTCCTGTCTTCCGTTCTCGTCTTTACCCATCGGAACCGCGCCGGACTTAATGGCGAATATCCCGAGGTAAAACGTGGTCCCGATGGTCGTATTTGAGATACCATCAAGATAGTTGTAGATCTGTTCGACTTTCGTACGTGCGGTACCGGCTGACGTGTTACGAACACGGACCTGAACCGATGGGTTATCGTTCGCGGATGAGTCGTGAGTCCGTTCGGGCAGTGAACCAGCATAGACGGATACCGCAATGCAGTTATCAGGAGTTGCCGGCATCGTGTTGAGGAATATGGTTGTCCCAACTGTACCGAATCCTCCCGTTGCCAGATAGTTCGCAATGTCAGATTCAGCCGTCATACAAGGAACTCCTTAAGGGTTTCTGCGATATCATCCGCGATCGTGGGTGCAATCCGCATGAACGGATCTTCCAGATACTTAGCTTTCCGCCCGGGTTTCGGATGGTACATGGTCATATCCTCGTGCTGTCGTTCGGCGTAAGGTGTATGATATCCAATCTCGAACCCGTCACCAGTAGGTAACGGTTCAACCGTGCCGGTTTGCATCATGTGTGTCGTATCCCACGGAACCTCTTTTTTCGATTCCGACAGGATAAACTCGGCATTCTGTTCCAACCGTTTCATTACCTTGTCCGGTACTGAATAGATCAGTTGCGAGAGGTTCCGGAGCACTTCATCTTCCCCGGTGATAACCATTCCGGACACTGATTCACGGGTTGGCGCTTCACCACGGGATCCCGCTGATGTGGCGCCGATCCAGGATAGATAGTTCTCTACCTGCCCGGGCCCCTGTCCGTAAGTCTCCGCCCAGGTCATTAGGTTGATACCTCCCAATGATCATTCACACCGGACTGATCCCGGGCATCTTCAATCGATAGGATCAACGGTTGTTTACTCCCCATGTTTACCGGGAGGGTGATCCGGTCCCGTCCGAATTCATCCAGAGTTACGTTCCCGTCAAGAATAATAAGAGTTGAACTGACCGCCTCCTCTCCTTTCAAAGACATTACCCGTTTGATCCGCCGTTCGATCCGAGCCGGATATGATACGCCAGTGTTATAAGACGTGTCTCCGCTGCTGTCAATTGAGTTAAACGACTCAAAGGTAATCGTCTGGTTAAGGGAAGGCGTCAGATGTCCCATTACCCCCTCCAGTTCTGGATTGCCAGACCTATAACCGTAAATGTAGCTGATATTCCGGCTACGATTGCACCATCACGGCCTAACCATTGGTTATGCTGAGTCTCAACCGCCCTGATACGGGTCTCGTGATCTTCCTGACAGATCAGAAGTTTATCAACTTTTGTGTCAATTCTCATCAACCATTCCCGGGTAGTTTGGGGATCTTCTGCGCTCATTCATCGCTCCGGCTCTCGTTATCGAGATCATACGGTGGACTCTGATCAAGTCCTAACCCGTTCATATTCTTGTCATCCCGGGTGATCCCGTCCGTATAGGTTGAACTGGTCAGATCAACAGGTGCGTCCTGTATTCCTTTCAGATATCCGTGGTACATGTCAAGCCATGCCGTAAGACCAGCATTGCCTCCCCTGGAATATCCATATCGGCCAATCCCACTTTCTGAGATCTTGCCGCCAAGTCCTTGCCGTAACTGGATCAGATGCGCTACAAAATACGCTTGTGCTACGTTGCTTTGTTCGGCTGATAAGAGTCCTGACGGATCGTCAAGTGAGATCTGTTCCGCTGCCTGAGCTGCAAGAATAACCCAGACATCATACGTGATCGTCCCTGTGGAACTGATCGTGTATGTCGTGTTTGCAAGTAGGTTTCCGGATACGTCCGTCATGGTAACCCCGTCCACTGTTTCGGCAACTGTTTCCGGAGTTCCGGATCCATGTCTGAGAACGTGCCGTTGTAATCGTGACCGTCAATCCCGCCGAACCGTGCAAGGTTATACGCTTCCGGTTCCGTGACGCTGGATAACAGTTCCTCGTTCTCAAGGATCCGTTTAGCGACTTTGACGCCCGCCTGAAGGATACGGGGACGGTAGAATATATCTTCTTTCAGACCAATGAACTTGAATATATCCCAGATCATAAGAGCGATCTGACGTTTCCGATCCCTGTCAGCATCGCAGATAACGTCATCGATAGTTTCCTTTACAATCTGATCAAGGCACATCACCCGCGGGTCCGTGCACACGTACGCGTCTTTATCATACTTTGGGATCATCCGGTCGTGCAGTTGGGTAATCGTTGATACGACTGTGCCCTTAACCACTTTCTGGAACCATGAGCCGAGCGGATGAGTATAGCAGTTGTAAAGGAATCCATTACGACTGCCATTACCTACTGAATCGGGTTTCGGTTCGTTCGCCATATCCCACGGCCTGACCGTGCCATCCGGCATCAAGATAGACCGGATCTGAGGTGTTCTGGTTTCTCCCATGGTTACACCGTCCCTTCGGTTATTCTGATCTTAACCGCTAAGTTTGCAGTAGATGCGCTTTTGTTGACAATGTTGAACAGATACCGTTTAGACGTGGCAAAA